GGCGGTTCCTACCCGGTCAAGGTCGGCAACCTTACCCCGCAACAATTCGGGTCATCCCTAACCTATGCCCGCCGTTACCTACTTTCGACCGGGGCGGGCATCGCCGTCGATATGGACGACGACGGAAACGCGGCCTCCCTGCCGTTTTCAAACGATCGCATCCCCCCGAATCCGAATCCCGTAAAGGCCCCGCCCAATATGCCTCCCCCCAAGTCGTCCGGCCCTTTGTTCCCGCCCAAACCCTAATCCCTCCCAATGGAACCCGAACTCCAAATCTCCCTCGACGGCCTTGTCGAATATTACCTCGTCCGAAAAACCTCCCCGGGCGATATCCGTCGGGCCTTGAAAATCCATTCCAAGCAATACGCGGCAATCCTCCGCCGCAATAACCTCCGCCGTAAGGTCGACCCCCAAGGGCATCGGGAGCTTATTAAGTCCGTCGAGGATTGGTTCGCCGCCCCGCAATCCGACCCGTCCAAGGATGCCCGCAACCTTTCCGAGTAAACGCCGCCTCCCGCCCGATGGGTTGCGTATGCTAGGCCGTAAACTCCCGGCGTTTGCCCTCGTCGTCGTATGGGACGGAGAGAAGGTCGAAAACCCGGAGTTCGTCGCGGACTATTGGGAAGGGGACGACGGGTTCGTCGGCGAAATGTGGCGATGGAAAAAACGAGTTTACCCGTCTATCCCCCCCGAAAAGCGTTTTGAGCTTTGGACCAAGGCAAAGTCCGATTGGTCCCTCGTCGACCCAAACTCCCCCGTTGTATGATCCCGGTTAAGAAACCCGCCCCCATCCCGTCCGGGGTAATCAAATGCGTCGGCCTCGCCGACGAACGATTCCTCCTTATCGTCGTCCTCGACGGAATCCCTTTCAAGGATGTCGGGACCGACTCCGAACGGACTTTCAAACCCGCCCTTGCCGATTGGCGACGGGCGACCCTGCCGACCCTCGCCCGATCCTCCCCGCGTTTCTTTTATGCGACTCGCGGAAAGGAACTCGCAATTACCGAGGTCGACTTTTAATCTCCCATTATGACCAACCCGGAACTTATCCGTCGGCATCTCGCCAAGATACTCGACGAGCTCGAGGCCCTTGAGTATTATTGCGATTCCGAAATCGTCGGCGACGACGCTCGACATCTCCTCGAGGATATCCGCGGGGCCAAGCGGGAACACATTTGGGTAAAGCCCGACGAACTCTCCGAGTCGTATCAGCTGAAACCCCTTTACGATCGCCTTAAGTCCGTCCAATCCTCCCTCCGAATCCTCCGCAATACTCTCGACCGGGCCGACAAGTCGATTGATACGGCCCTCGAATCTTGCGGCGAAATCTCGAACGCCGTCGAGGGAGTCCGCGACGAGGACGATAACCTTTAACCCCCAACCAACAAAACCAATGCCCGAAATCGAATCCGCCGAATATTACCTTGATCGCATCGACGACTCCCTCGCTTTGACCGCGGAGGAAATGTCGGAAATCCGGGCCTTACTTTATCAAAAGGACCGCAAGGAGGGACTCCGTTTGAGGATGGACTTTCTTGCCCTTACCCATACCCCCGAACGGGTCGCCGCAATCCTCCGGGATGAATACCCCGACGAGCTTGCCTTTTCCTCCCCCCAATAACCCCGCCCATATGCTATCCCAAGACCAAATCGAGGCCGCGAACAAGGCCCGTAACCGTTCCGAGTATGATGCCCTCCCGGGCCTCAACCAATCGACGGGTCGCCTTTTCCTCCGATCCATCGCTCACGCTCACCATTCCTTGACAAACCCCAAGGAACCGACCGCGGCGATGCGACTTGGTATTTACGCCCATAAAGCGTTCCTCGAACCCCGCGAATGGGCCTCGTATATCCATCTTCCAGAATACGAGGGTTCCAAAAACTCGAACGAATGGAAAAAGATTAAGGCGGACTTTATCGCCGCCAATCCCGAGGCGACCATTGTTTCCGCCGAGGAGCATCGGGACGCAACGGCGATTGCCGAGTCCCTCCGTCGCATCCTCCCCGAATACGGGTTCCAGATTGCCGCGGTCGAGGTCGGCCTTACTGCCGATTACATCCTCCCGCTTAAGGGGTCTATTGATATACTAGGGGCCGACGGGTATATTTATGACATCAAAACGACCTCCGACGATGCGACCCGGGAGGATTGGGGCCGTAACCTTGAAAAGTCCGAGGAACTTGCTTTGCAGATCGCTTGGTATTCCGTCCTATTCCGCGAAAACTTTGGAGTAAGCCCCAAGGGGTTCCGGCATATCGTTGTTGAAACGAAAGCCCCTTACGAGGTCCAAGTATTCGAGGCCGATGAGGAAATCCGTAACCGAGGTATCGAATCGATGCTACGGGTTATTAATCAATTTGCCCTTTATAAAACCTTTATCGACTCGGGTTCGCCGTTCGTCCCCGGATACCCTCGGGAAATCATTAAAATCTCTCCTTGGAAACCTAAACAAACCTTTATCGCTTAACTCGATCTCTCAACCCAATGAATACCCCCAACGACGGCAAATTGCCTCCCCTCAAGGATATTGCGACCTCCGGGTCCTATATCCTCAAGCTAATCCGACCCAAGGACGACCGCCTCGCGGAACGGTTCAAATGGTCCAAGCCCGACGAAAACGGTAAATCGTATGCGACTTGCCGCCTCTTTTTCCTCGATGGCGACGGCAATTGCCTAACGCAAAACTTTACCGTTCGGCATTATACCGACGCAAACGGGGTCAAAAAAGCTCCGATGTCCCTTGCGATGGTCGTCGGCAAGTTTTCCGGCAAATATGCTCAAGCCCCGTCCGAGGATATGTCGGTCGAACAATTATTCAAGTTCGTCGAACCCGCGTTCGGCAAAAAGGCGACGGTCGAGGTCGATGTTACCCCGAACGGGGAATGGAATGGTCGCCCCCAATTCCGTTATCGCTTTAAAAAGATTACGGCCCTCGCCGATCTATACGGGACGCAATCCTCCGGCGAGTCGTCATCTCCCCCCGGCCCGAATGACATCCCGCCTCCCGAGGCGATTCCGTTTTAACCTATGCCCGAAAACCCAATGCCCGCCGATATCGCCAAGCTCGCAAAACATATCTCCGACCTCATCGACGAGAATACGGCCCTCCGGGGCCGCGTCGAATCCCTTGAACGGTTTAACGAGGGTATGAGGGAGGGCGGGGACGAACTTTGGTATTGTCTCCGCCATATGGGGAGGGTTTCCGCCTCGGAGGTTTCCGACGCGGTCGACGATTGGAAAGAGGCCCGAAACAATGGATAACGCCGAACCGACTCGTTACCGCGTCGCCTCGATCCAGCATCAAATGACTTACGGGGGCGGCGTTTTGGAATCCGACCCGGACGGGCCGATTGTCGCATATGGCGATTACGCCCGCCTCAAGGCCGAGGTCGAGCGTCTGACCTTCGACCCCATGTCCTACTTGGACGACCAAGGGGAATGGATGCCAAGGCATATTCACCTTGCCGCCGTGGAACGCCTCAAGGCCGAGGTCGAGCGTCTGACAAAGGCCGGGGATGCGATGGCTTCTATTATTAAATACGAACCCGGAGTGAACACCTTTGACCCCGTTCCTGATGTGGTCAAACGCTGGAACGCCGCCAAGGAGGGCAAGCAATCCAAATGATATACGCCGACCTCCGCCCAACCCAAATCGTCCTTATCTCGGGTTACGCCCGGGCGGGTAAGAATACCTTTGCCGAGGGGATGATCCGCAAGTCCCGCAAGTTCGACGGGGACCTTATCGAAACCTCGTTCGCCGCGGAGCTCAAGTCCGCCGCCAACGCATACCTCGACGAAATCGGGCTCCTTACCTCGTCCTCCGACTTTTTCGAGGATGCGTTTAAAAACAAGTATCGCAACGCCCTCGTCGAGCTTGGGCGTATGTCCCGGGATATCGACAAGGACATATTTGCCAAAAAGGTCGCCGACCGCGTCCTTAATATGTCGGACCTCCGCGGGAAGGATATTCCGTTCGTCGTTACCGATTGGAGGTACTTAAACGAATACCTCGTCCTCCGCGATCTCCTCGAACCCCGAGGGTTCCGCGTCTTAACTGTCCGCATCGATACCGCTGGCATCCTCCCATCTAACGACGAGGAACTCCATTCCCTCGCCGAAATCCGCCGCAATATGGCCCCGGATAAGGAGTTCGTATTCGCCCCCAATCAACGGGACGCAATCCTCGCGGAAGGGGAATGGTTTGCCGCCGAACTCGGCCTTTAATGGTTTGCGATAACTCATCCCGTAAAGGTCGACCCCCCATCGACCTTGCGTCCCGGGCCTCAATCCTTGGCCTGTCTTACGAACGGGCTTTGTTCCTTTCTCGATGTGCCCATTCCGCAAACCTCAATCGAAAGGACGCGGACCAAATCATCGTCGTCCCTTACGATGTCCGGGTCCAGCTCGACGAGGCCCTCCGCCTCGGCCTCGGCCTCGATGATGTCGCCGAGATGATGCGGGACGAGGTATCCAAGGCCCAAATCCTTTCGATGGGGTATCGCTTTCCTAAAAAGTCCCGGCATCCCAAGATCGGGGGCCGTTGTTTGTATTCCCTTTTCCAATGGGAACCCCTTCAGTCCGAACCGACTCGTTACTTACTCCGATGAGCAAAGGCCCAATCCGATTCGTATTCGCCTCCGACTCTCACGGCGACCAAGCGGACCCCGAGGCCCTCGACGCATTGTTTGAGTTTTGCCGAGACTTTAAACCGACCGTCCGCATCGCCGGGGGCGACCATTTCGACCTCCGATCCCTCCGCCGCGGAGTTAGTAACGATGCGGAGTCCGCCGAATCTCTCCGCGAGGACATCGACGCGGGATTTGATTTCCTCGAAAGATTCCGACCGACCGTTTACTTAATGGGGAATCACGAACATCGATTAAACAACCTTATCGCCTCCTCCGGGTCGGCCCTCGTCCGCGATTATTGCCAAGATACCCTCGACGCAATCCATCGCCAAGCTCGTCGATGCGGGGCGAAACGGATTCTACCTTACAACGCCGGGGAAAAGGGCGTTTACCGCCTCGGACCCGTTGCGATGATTCACGGTTACGCCCATTCGACGACGGCGACCGCAACCCAAGGGTTACATTACGCCGACCGAGGCGGGGCCTTGATTCACGGGCATACTCACAACCTCGCCCAAGTTAACTTGACCAAGGAGGGCGGAGGGGCCGCGTTCTCCGCGGGTTGCCTATGCCTTAAAAACCCCTCATACGCATCGACAAGATTGGCAACGGCCCGGTGGGGATCGGGGTTTGCCGCGGGATGGGTCGACGGAAAAGATTGGAAGATTTGGTTAGTCCATAAGCTCGGCAAGGAGCGTCGATGGATTTGGCAAACGGACCTTAAGATTTATACCCCCAAGGCCCGACGATAATGGCCCGCCAAGGCAAACGCCCCCAAATCGCCGACGAGGTATTCCGAACGATTGTCGACGAACTCAACAAGTCCGAACAAGTCCCGCCAAAGGGATTTCTTACTCGGAACGAATGGGCCGAACGATGGGGCCTCGAAAGGACGGCGACCTCCCGGTATCTCTCTTGGGCGACCGAACGCGGCATCCTCGAAAAAATCGCCCTCCGTCGTCGGTTTTTTACCCAAGTCCGAAAAGTCCCCCATTGGGGACTAAAGCTCCCGACCAAAAAGAAACGGAATTGACCAAGTAACCTTTCCAAAACAAAACCCGCCCAATGCCCGACCAAACCTCCCCGCCCCCCGGCGATGGGACCGAAATCTTTTCGCCCAATGCCCTCCGCGACTTTGACCCCGCAAACGACCCCGATTGCGTCCTTGGTCGGCGTTGGTTGTGTAAGGGCGGGTCCTTAATGATCGTCGGAAACACCGGGACGGGCAAGTCGTCCTTAATGATGCAATTCGCCGTCCGTTGGGCCGTCGGCAAGGATGCGTTCGGAATCAAACCCAAGGAACCCCTCCGTTCAATCATCGCCCAAGCGGAAAATAATTTTGGAGATGTCGCGGAGGGATACCAAGGGGCCGTTGCCGGGGCCAAGCTAACGATCCCCGAACTCGCCACCCTCGACGAAAACCTCCTCATCGTCCGCAATACGACCGCGGTCGGCGACAAGTTCCCCGAGTTCATCGAGGGCCTTATTACCTCCCATCGTGCATCGATTCTTTATGTCGACCCTCTCCTTTCGTTTGCGGGGTTCGACATCGCCGATCAAGAGGCGACCTCAACATTCCTCCGACATCGCCTCGACCCAATCCTCCGCAAAACGGGATGCATCCTTGTCTTTATGCATCATACGACCAAACCCAAGCCCGCCTCGGAAACCGACGGGCAAACCAACGCGGCCCTCGCCTATACGGGGGCAGGGTCGGCGGATTGGGCCAATTATTCAAGAGAGTGTGCGGCCTTGGTTCGATGCCCGGGCGACGAGCCCGTTTATAAGTTCATCCTTACCAAACGCCGGACCCGGGCGGGCCTTAAGGACATCAATGGCAATTTTGCGGGCGAAATCCTTATCCGACATTCCTCACAACCCGGGGTCATCGCTTGGGAATACGCAATCCCCGGCGAGGAGTCCCAAGGCAAGGCCCAATCGGGACCCGCCAAGGGGTCGCCAAGGCGGTTTGCCTAGTCGGTCCGATACAACCCCCGCCCAAACCGTCAAATGGTCTTAAATCGCCATCCCTCCCCCCTCCGACCCCCCTTGGAAGTTCCCTCGGAAGTTCCCTCGGAAGTTCCGTATATACCCCTAAAGGGGTATAACAATACTCCCCCCTCCCTTGGGGTCGGGGTCGTATTGCCTCCTCAAGCCCAACCATCCCGGGTCGGTCCCGTCCCCCTAAATGGCTAACCCGTCCCGCCCCCGACGGTTTAAGTCGGCCCATTATGCCCGCCTCCGTCGACTTGAACATTGGCGAAAGCTTTGGACCTCCGACCCCGACCGTATGGAATCAATCCGAAAGGTTGCAACGGTCGCCGCGGCCCGGGTTCGCCGCGATCGCCAAGAAACCCTTGCCCATATCATTTCGACCCAATGGCCCCGAACCCTTACCCCCGAGGAGTTCAAGGCCCGCCTCGTCGACCTCGCCGCCCTAGTCGTCCGACCTAAAGGTAAACGCCCTTACCAACCCGACTCCCTCCGCCGTCGCCTTACGACCAAGGGCCTCGTCCTTTTCAACGCCGACTCGGGCTTGTATGTAAATACAAACCCAATCTCGATTGCCTCGCCTCAATAATCTTAAGAAACCAATGGAATCTTGCCCGGGAATATCTCAAAAGAATACCGCCGTTGGTGGGCGAAACTTTCCCAAAAGGAGAGAAACGCCCTTATCGCTTCCGGCACATTCAAGGCCGATGCCCTCGACCAACCCGACCAAGCGTTACCCGACTCCCGCGTTGACCAAGACAAGTTCGACTTTGCCGAACCAACCTCTTACGACGAATCCCATCGAGTTCGGTCCGCCGACTTTATGTCTCGGTCGACGCTCGACCAAGTCATCGCAAACGAGGCCGATGCCGTTCCTCCCGATCCTCGCCTCGCGGAACTCGACCTCGCATCGTTCCGCCTCCGGGGGATGCTTCATTTCCTCCTCGAATCCCTCGACAAGTCGTCCGACCCCGAGATGCCATTAACTGCCCAAATCATTCGCATCGTCGTCGGAGATGGTTGCCCTCCCAAGATGTCCGTCCTCGCCAAGCAATACGGGATGACCCGGGCCGCCGTGTCCCTCCGTTGTTGCAAGCTCCTCCGTCGCCTCGGCCTTGACCCCTCCCGCTTTATGCGTCCCGAGGCCGAGGTTAATGCGATGCGTATTGCCCGCATCGTTTCGCTTCATCGGGTCGAGCTCGACGATCATACCCTCCGGGGCAAAGCCCGGAACCGTCGCCGCCCGCTTTATAATATTCCAGCTCCGTCAACGGAGAAAAACGCCCCAAACCAAGCGTTTTCATCGGTTTCGGTAGGGAATACCCCCCATAAGGAATCTTTTACGGGGGTCCGTCGGGCGGGCGAGCGGTCGCGACAGATCG